GGGCGGTGGCAGGCTTGCTTGTTGCATTATTGGAATATTGCAATCCATCCGACGACGCCTGGCCATCCATGCGCAGGGCATAGGCTGCCTGGAGTTCCTGGGCGGTGGCCGCGGCCGCCTGGGCTTCAGCCTCGATGCTGGCGACCAGATTGGTACTGCGACCATCGATCACCATGGCGCCATTCGCCTCTCGCTCCCCTTCGCTCAACGGGCGGGCACTGCGCTGCCATCCCGTGCCTGGGGTGTAGGCCAGGTCGATACGCTTGGTGGTGCTGCCCTTAGCCTGGACCTCCTCGAGGGCCTGACGGGCGGCCCTGGCCTTGTCAGCGTGGCGCTGGGCGAAGTTCTGCAAGGCCTCCAGCTGACCCTGGGCGCGTTCCGTGTCTCCGCGACGCAGCTGCTGGGCGAACCGGGCACGATACTGCTCAATGCCCACGTATCCCTTGCCGCCCTGGAATACGTCCCGGTTCACGCCTTTCACGCCCTTGGCAGCATGGCTCTGCTGGCGGGCCTCGGAGAAGCGAGCCAGGTAGGTCCGCTGGGCCTCGCTCAGGCCGTTGCCGGTGTTCTTCACCAGCCGCTCCACGGACCCCGGGTCCAGGCTGTCGGGCGCTTCCATGGCCAGGCGAATCACCTCATCGGCGGCCTTCTGGCTGCCCTCGGTATCCGGGGCACTGTCGGCCTGTTCGACCAGGGCTGCTCGTGTCTCGGCATCCGGCAGGGTCTGGCGATTCAGGTTGTCCCGCAACTCGGTCAGGGTACGCAGCTGCTGTTCGGCACGCTCCAGGCGGGCACGTTCCTGCTGGCGCTGCTTGCGGGCCTTGCGCGGCTGGGCATCCAGCTCGGCCAGCAGTTCATCGGCCTTGGTGATGCGGGCCTCCAGATCGGCCCGCTGTTCTGTCGGGGCATCCGACGGCAGGGCATTGAGCTCGGCCACCCGTTCGGCGCGCTTGGCGCGAATGGTGTCTTCGTGGCTGGCCTCGGTGTCGCCGTACTGAGCACGTAGGGCCTGGACCTTGTCCTCGACCTGGGTGACCACCTGATCGGCCTGCTGCTGGTGCTGGGCCTTCTCGTCCGCGGATACGTCCTTGCTCGCGTTGCGCTTGAGCAGGACCTTGAGGGCCGCCTCGGGGTTGTAGTGCTCGGACTTGGGATCGCTAAGCGGGGTGATGTCGCCACTCTGCTCGGCCGCCGTCTTCATCGTGGAGTCCACCGGGGCCGCTGTCTGTGTCTTGGTACCTTCTTCGGTACGGGCCTTGAGCTTATCCCGATAGCGAGCCATGACAGGCTCGGCCTTGGCCGCGGCGGTCTGGACGCCCTGGGTACCTGCCTGGGCGGTCTCGATGGCGGTACGGGGAGCCGCGATACCGCCTGCGGTGATCGCACCGATCGCCCCGGCTTCATAGACATCCATCGCCGAGACCGGCTTGTCCTGGGCGATACCCTCGAGCTTGGCCTGTACCGCTTCGGTCCCGCCCTCGATGCCCACTGCCTCGGCCTGGGTAGCAATCGGTTTCAGCAGGGTCTGCTTGAGCGTCTGGCGCCCCGCGTCAGCGGCCGTGTCGGCCCCTTCCTTGGCGGCCTTGGCACTGCCCTTGAAAGCCTTGACCGCCTTGCCGGGCGAGACCGCTTTGAGTACCGAGGCATCCGCCACCTGATCCAACATCCCGGCAGTGATGGAGGCACTCGCCATCTCCTGCATCTGCTCCTTGGGGGGATAGCGCCCGTTGTGTTTCGCCTGGTAGTCGAGGATACCCTTGCGGTAGAGCTCGACGCCGTAACCCACGTTGCTCAGCATGGAAAGCGGTTTGCTCATGCTCTGCATCAGAACCTGGGGCATGTTCTCGAAGATGTATTCCGAGGCTGCCTGTGGATTGTCGATGGCGGCATCACCGAAATTAACCAACAGCCGCCCCAGACTGGGGATGCCCTGGGTCACGGCCTCGCCGACATCCCCCTGCTTGAGGGAATCCCAGGCCTGCATTGCCTGAGCCATGTCCGGCTGAACATCGCGCAGGTCCTCGCCCAGCTTCTGCCGAGCGCCCTGATAGACGATGCTGCTGATGTCGAAGGCCTTGCTCGTCTTCTCGGCGCGCTTGCGAGCCCTAACGGCACTGTCGAGACGTTCCGCTGCCGTCGGGTGCTGCCTGCCGTGGCGCTGGTCGATGGCTTCGGCCTGGGCCGCGGGATGGTTGGCCGGCATATCTGCGGTCGGGGAGACCCGCCGGTCCAGCAGTTCCGCATCTCCCGGCAAGGCTGGTTGTCCCTGCTGGCGCCGCACATAGGCATCCAGCGTGGCCTGATCCATGCTCAGCTCCGTCTCCATAGATGAGCTGTCCAGAGGGCTGGTAATCATATTCCCGGCAATCCGGGAAGCCCCTGATACAAAGCTGGCAATACGGTTGGCATGCTGGCTTATAAGCGAGTCCGGCGAGAGTCCGGTGAGATCGTTCAGCACCCCGACAGCCGTCCCGTCCAAGGGCGCACTCTTGCTGGCCAGCTCCGCCTTCTTGCGTTCGGCCGCCGCGGCTACCTTCTGCTGCTTGGGATCGAGTGTAGCCGCCTGGGCAGCGGCCTGACGCCGACGCACCACGCGGTCCAGGGCGGTCTCGAACAGGGCGGAGGGATCTTGGGACTGAGACATAGCGGCTCCAGACGGATCATCAGAAAGAATGAAGCCATCCTACCCGAAGGCAGGATGGCTGGCTGGCGTAAATAGTGGAGGGAATTACTGGGCGTTCTTCGGCTGAGACATCCGTTTCTGGTAGTAGGGGCTCAGCGTGCGCTTGGCCTGCTTGGCTTCCAGGGCCTTGAGTTCCTGATAGTAGGCCCGGGCATCCTCGGCTTTCTTCTTGAGCCCGTCACTCTTCTTGATGTAGTACTTCACCGCATCCTTGGTGGTGGTGTCCCAGTCGAACCCCTGCTCGTCCACGTCCTGTAGGGCACTACGCAGAATGGAGGGCGTGACATCGTAGTGAGTCCCGTCCACCGTCACCCCGGAGCGCAGCACCTGGGCAGACTGCCGCGCCACCTTCGCCCGCCAGTCCGGGTTGTCATTGCCCATCAGCTTGCCGTCGACCGTGAACTCCTGGAGCACCTTGTTGGCCTCGTCGGCAGGGTTGCCCATCGGGCCGGTGACGATGAACTCGTTCTGGTTGGCGTTGTACTTCTTATCCAGCTGGCTCATCTCCATGGTGTTGCCCTGGGTATCGACCTGGCTGGTGCCGGTTCGGGCGGCCATGGCCTTGTCCAGCCCGGCCAGGCGGGCATTGACATCCTGTACCGTACCTCCGGCCTGCAAGGCGGCCTCCTGGGCCCCGCGCAGGATGTCGGTGGCCGTGGTCGAGTCGGGTGCCGTTTCCAGTGCCTGGGCGGCATTGGCGAAAATCCCGTCCAGGGTGTCACTGGTGGCGTTCTGGTCCTTGGTGCGGTTGCGGGTGTACTGGCTGAACTGATGCGTCGCTTCGCTGCGGCGGTCGCTGTTCCAGGCACGGGCATTGCCGTCTTCCTGGATGCGCTGATCCGCCGAGGTGTTGTAGGAATCCCGCAGCCCCTGAACCAGGGCGCGAGGGTCCGGTGCCCCCAGTTCCTGGGCCTTGCTGATGGCGGCATCCAGATTGCCGTTGATGGCCAGGGTCTCGATCCCGGCCAGGGCATCCGCATGGTCCCGGGTCCACTGCCCGTCCTGGAAGGTCTGGCGCTTGCCGATCTGGTCGATCAGGGCGATCTCGCGCTTGTCTATCGCCCCGCGGGTCTGGTTGCGGAACTGGGCGGTCAGTCCCTGACGCAGGGCCTGTACGTCGGTGTTGTTGCGCAGGGCCGCCAGTTCCTCGGGGGTACGTGCCTGAGCCACCTGATCCAGGTAATCGGCTGCCTGGTTCTGTTGGCTGTTGAGGAAGTTGGCCTGGTTGGTGTCCCGGTAGCCCTTGAACAGGTTCTGTAGGGCGCCCACGCTGTCGTTCAGGGCATTGCGTGAGTTATCGAGCAGGGCCACCGCATTGTCCGCGTTCGCGGAACTGGCGATGTTTCGCCAGGTGATAGGTCGACTCATAACTTATACCCCATTCCGTTGCATGTAGTCGGACACCGACTGATAGGCGTTGGGGTTGGAGGCTACACGGGCCCGCTGACGATCACTCAGTTGGGAGTTGGTCAGGGTCTTCTGGGCAGCGTACTGCTTGTCGAACTGACGCTGGCTCTCGGCCAGCTGCTGCTTGGCCAGGCCGTACTGCTGCATGCCCAGATAACCGTTCATCAGTGCCGATCCCGTGCCCAGAGCCGCCCCGCCCCAGCCGTTGATCTGGCTGCCATCACCGAGGGTGCCACCGAAGATCCCCTTCATGCTCCAGGGCGATACATCGCCCGTAAGGTCAGGGGCGCCTTGACCGAACAGGGACAGGGCATTGATGTCCACCGGGTTGCCCGTGGCCTGCATGGCCCCCTGATAGGCGCCGGGTGTGATTGCTTGAGCGGTAGGCGATTGCCCGTATCCCAGCAGCTGCGAAAGGATGCCGTTATCCATAGAAAGTGTCCCCCAAGGTATCGTTGATGGTGGGTAGTTTAAGGGAGTTGTCGACGTAGGAACCAATTGCATCCAGCGCCAGCGTGCCGACGTTCCCGGCGTGGATCGTGCGGTTGTAGAAGGCCTCGGGGCTCTCCCCGGCGATGATCACCGGCTCGTGCCGAGTAATGAGACTCATCGGGTCGAGCAGAGAATCGATCTCGAGCAGCTGATTGGCGGCATCGAGGGTGGCAAGCCGATCCTGGCGGGAATCCAGGAAGGTCTCGTAGTCGTTCTGCACCCCGGCCATCAGCTCCTGGGTGTAGCTGTTGGCGGCATTGGCCAGCCCCGATGAGGCAGCCAGGGCTTCCTCGGCCCAGGGCGCACCCGTCAGGCTGCCGGTCCGGAAGGCGCTGTAGCCGCCATAGATGGCCGCGGCCATGGCCAGGTACAGGGTCAGTTCAGGGCCCAGTTTCTCGGCCACGAACTTGAACGCATAGTTGACCACCACTGCCTTGACGATGATCGTCAAGATCGTCATGGCCAGTGCCGTGGCACTGATAGCAGCCGCCGCGGTGATGGCTTGCCAGGTAGCTCCGCCGGTGTAGATGGTCAGCGCGATCGCGGCGACGACGAGTACAAAACTGAAAAAGCCTGACTGATACCATTTCAGGTGCTTCTTGACCCTGGCGTTGAACACCAGATGCAGAGACTTGGCGTACAGCTCCTCTCGGTCGAACGGGTTGAAGCCATCTAACAGGGTCAAATCCAGCGGAACCAAGAAATCCGGATCATTCGCGGGGTTCTCGGTGCTGCGGCCGTCATTGTCGATAATGTGACGCAACACGGGATGCACCACTTCCAGTTCAATGTAGGAAGCATCGCTCTGCTGATAGCGAACCTGAAAGGAGGGCATGGGTACGGTGCGCGTCCGGGTAGCCGTCTGGTAGACCTCATTGGGAGGGTCATATTTCCGGGACCTGTAGGTGATGTCGGTATTCTGGGTGAACTGCTCCAGGTGGTAATCTCCAGTCGCTGCTACACGCCCAGCCCGCACTGTGCGGTTGATCGTGTAACAGGACAGGGACATGCGTGCCCCAATCCAGCGGTTAGGTAGCGTATCCGCAGGCCCGATATTGAGGGTGACGTAGTCGGAGCGGCTGGTGGTGTAGAGACTGTTGAACCAGCGATCGGCGAAACTGGACATGCTTTGTGATGGACTAGCGCGACGTTCAAAGTCGTCGAAGAAGCGGAACAGATAGCGCATGACCGGCTGGCTTGTGCTGTCCAGGGGAGCACCGAACATCAGGAAGGCTGTCTTGACCTTGTCGATGTCCGGGTTTTCGTTAATCGACTCACCGAGGGCTTTGTAGTCAAGTCCCAGCAGATCCATGAGCTCCTCGGCCGCTTGATACTCCGCGTCGTCCTTGAAGCGTTCCGCCGTGCGATCCACATGATCATTACGAAGGTAGATGACTGGAAGGTATTTGCCGGGATCGACATAAGCCACCGAATAGGCCGCATCCAGCTTGGCATGAGTACCCGCACCGTACCGATAGGTCCAGTACCTGTAACGATCCCCGTCCTTGTACATGGCCTGGTAATACTCGAATCCTTCCTGTGCCCAATAGAGTGTGAAAGTCAGCTGCTCCGTTTTCGGCGCTTCTCCTTCCCGCTCGATGATGTAGCGCATCTCGACCGTGGGTGGATTGTCCTGCTTGCCTTCCTCCCAGAGCTCTGCCAGCGATGGGTAATTCTGTGTCATGTACGACATGAGCAACGCTGCCTGCCCAGGACGGAAGGGGGTGTAGCCATCCCGGGGCGAGTCCTTGAATGACTCGGTCTGGCCGTAGGCGACTGCATCCAGGAAGGCCTGGGTAGGCAGGAAGACCGTGAAGTCATCCAAGTAGGCGGTGGCACCATGCTTGCGTGAGAGCACCTCCAGGGTATTGGTGTCCCTGTGGTAGCCGTACTCATCCACCAGCCGTTGCCAGGCGGCATGGTTGTAGTTGAGTGGTGCCAGCAGGGCATACTCCAGCGATATGGAGCGGCCCAGTTCATTGATGATCGCTTGCTCCACCAGAGGCGCCGTTCGCGTGTTGCTGGCCACCGAACCTTTCATCAGCCCACGGGGATAGAGCTTCTCCGTGCGACGGGTGAACTGACCCACCTTGAAGGCCAGGCCATTCAGGAAACTGTCCAGGGTTTCATCAACAAGACTCGTGCCCTTGAATAGCGAGCGTGTCGTCGCCCGCAGTTTACTACGCGGCAAATGAGCATCATCGACCACACGCGACGTACTGGTGCTGACGGAAACCTTGGTACTACCACTGAAAAATCCCATGAACGTCTCCTACAAAAACGGGAGCCCGGAGGCTCCCTCAGCACGGGGTAGCATGGGTCAGGCCTGGACGCCCGAGAGTAGCTTGCTGACGGCCCGTCCGATCGTGGCGTCGTCGAGTTTGTTGATACCGTCCGCAACCGTGGCCTCATCCGTGGTGCGGCGTACATTCCAGGAATCCACCATCAGCTTGGCGGCCTTCTGCTCGGCATCGCGCTTGTAGCCGTCCGTCTGTGCCTGGTACAGCAGTTTCTGGCGGCCCAGCACACTGTCGGCATCCACACCGGAGCCAATGATCTGCGCTTTTTCGGTGAGCTTCTTCTGGTTCAGTACCGCGGTCTCGGCCACCGTCTTGAGCTTCTGTTCCATCAGGTTGTCGTATTCGGCGTCCAGCTTGCACTTCTGGGCCTGCAGGACCTTTTCCTCGGTGACAGCATTGGTGGTTTTCTGTCGGGTGAGCGAGGCTTCGACTTCTGCCTGATTCACCTGTGCGTCCAATAGGTCCCCTTGCTTGGGGATGTTGTACGCTTCGGCATTTAGGTTGCTAGTCTGCTGCATTACCTGGGCAGTCTGTGCTTCCAAGCGGTCCCGTTCGGTCAACAGGTTTTCGGTCTGACGCTCAACCTGAGCGGTCTGAGCGGCCAGTTGATTAACCTGCTGATCCAGATACCCGTCTTCGGCAAGGCGCTTCTGCGCTTCACGGATCTGTTCGTCAACCAGCTGGGTCTGCGTCTGTACTTGCAGCTTCTCGGTACCCAGGTTGTCGATCCGCTGGTCACTCAGCCGGATCTCGGCGCTCACCTGGTCTGCTTGGCGGTCCAGGAGGACTCCCTGCTTGGGGATGTTGAGGGCCTCGGCAGCCAGGTTGGAGGTCTGCTGGGCTACCTGCTCGGTCTGGGTCTTTACCTGATCCGTTTGTGCCTGCACCTGGGCCTTTTCAGCCAACAGGTTCTCGAGTCGCTGGCAGTTCAGCGCTGTCTCGGCCTCGATGCCTGCCTTCTGTGCCACCGCGTTGGCGATATTCTGCTGAATGGCCTGCTGGTTGAGCCCTTCGGTTACGATCTGCTGGCTCAGCAGTTCGGCCTGCTTGTCGGCCTGCTGCTTCTCAAGCAGGAACTGAAGGGCGAACTGCATGGCAGACTGCATAGCCCCCAGATAGACCTGGGAGTATTCCGGGCCGCGGATACGGTTCTTCTGAAATTCCTCGTCGATGTGGGCCTTGGTGGCCTGCATCAGGACATCGAAGACACCGTTCCCCTGAACGGTGGCCTCGGTCAACTGGGCATTGGTGATTTCCGCCATGCGCGTTCTCCCGGCTTAGTTCTCGGCCCCGGCAGCCATTGCCTGGCGCTGAGCCAGTTCCTTGAGTTCCTTCTCGGACAGCGGCGGCAGCTCGACGACGTTGAACTCGGGGATCATCACGCCTTCGCGGACCTGGCGGCCCCGTTCATCGCGGCGCGTGCGGAAGATCTGGCACTGACGCTGCTTGAGCATGTTGAAGATGATGCGCGGCACATGCCATTCGACACCGAAGGGCACGTACTTCCTGTGGGTTCCGACCACGGAGTTGCCGGCGTCGAGCTTCTCGCCTTCCCACTCCTTCTTGTGCGGGTTCATGTTGGTGACCATCACCCGAACCAGTTCCTCGGCTTCCTTGCGCTTGCGCAGGCGGAAGGCGTTCTCGCTCTCCGTCACCTTGGCAGGCGCGGCGGCTGCGGAATCCTGCTCGCCGTCGAGCTTGGCCTTGACCTTCTCGCGCAGCTTGTCGACGCCGATCGAGGGGTGATAGGAGATGCCCAGCTGGTCGGCACGGGCCTTGAGGGTCTCGAGTTCGTCCTGCTTCAGCTCTTCGCTCATGTGGATCTGTCCTTGCTAGGTTGCAGTAATGCAATATTGCAATAATGGGACCCCCGAAGGGGTCCCGGTGACTTACATGGTGGCCGCGGTCTTGATCAGGCCGATACGCTCGGGGCGCTGGTTCAGGAAGCCGTAGTACCACTTGATCGACATGAAGCCGGTCTCGCCATACGGATCGGTGCGATCCGTGGTGTCGTTGCCGGGCTTCTTGTGGGTGATCTTGAACTTCACCGTCTTGCCGTCGGTCTGGAAACCGATGGTCGAGAAGGAGCCATCACCCACCACCAGCATCGGGAACACGTCGAAGTTGTTGCCGGTGACGTAGTGGGTGCTGTTGCCGGTCGCATCCGCGCCCGCGCCGGCCCACTTCATCATCTCCGGAACCACGACGATGCGGAACTGGTCGATGGTGCCGACCTCACCACGCAGGGTGGTACCCGCGGAGGCGTAGTGCTGCACCGGAATGAACGCCGGGTTGCCGTGCAGGTCGGTCATCGCCCGCAGGGTCGGCAGCAGCTCGGAGCCCACGTACATCACCCGGGCACCCGGGATGGTCTTGGTATCGACCAGCCGCGAGCCGGTGATCACCTTGGTCTGCTTCGGCGTGCGGTTGTTGTCCAGGTCGATGGACAGGCGCATCAGGTCGCCGTAGGTGACCGCGGTGGCATCCACCTCGGCGTTGGACATGGCCGCACCGGCATACTTCTCGACACCGGCCGCGTTGAGCAGGTCGATCTGCAGCAGGTCCTCGGTGATCTCGTTGGCGCCGAAGATCATCTCGCGGTTGACGTGCTCCATGAGCTGGTCGTCGGAGTCGAAGTCCAGGGACTCCTGGGTGTACTCGTCGAAGAAGCCGAACTTGGCGATCGAGCCCTCGATCTCCTTGCGCTTGAAGCCCACACGGTTCACGCGACCGCCGGTCTCGGACAGCACCGGCATCTTGCCGGGGATGGTGCCGATGTCCTTGGACGAACCATACAGGTTGCCGTCCACGATCACGGCGCCATTGGCATCGATGCCCTGGTCGTTGATGTTGGCATCATCGAGCAGCGGCAGGTAGTGGTAGACCTTGATCGACTTGCCCATGTTCTTGGGCATGTTCTTCACGTCGGCCAGCTGCGTGAAGTACTGCTCCTTCTGCACCTCGATCAGGGCCTTCTTCTGCCAGTAGAAGTCGCGCATCTGCGGACCGATACTGGACGGCGTGCCCCCGTGGGGGTCCTTGTACTGTGACTGGGTGGTTTCACCGGCCATAACCTGTCTCCTTATTGCATTATTGCAATCACATCAGTTTCTCGTTGATCAGCTTCTCGAACTCATCGTCCGACAACGCCAGGGGGTTGAAGTCGGCGGAGGCGCCGGACGTCTTCGGGGCTGTACGGGTAGAGCTTGCCGCTCGCTTCTTGCTCTTGCGCTTGCCATCCTCGGCCTTCGGCTTGGCGACGACGGTCTTCCTGGCTGGTTCCTGTGCCGGTGCCTGCGTGAACAGGTCGTCAAAGGCGCCCTTGGCCTGGAGTTCGTCGCCCACCGTCCGGTAGGCATCGAGGTCCGACAAGCCGGTCAAGCGACCAAACGCGCGCTGCCGTTCCATCTCGGTACTGATCCGGTCATAGACGCCACTGGCCATGTGGTCGTTGATCACCTTCAGCAGTTGAGGTTGTTCGGCCACGACACGCTTGCTGGGCCCATCCCACTTATTGCTCACGAGATCGATGGTCTGGCTGTAGGTCGGTGTGTCCTGGATGTCGTCCAGTACCGCGTCCAGCTCCAGCTCACGGTCGTCAACAGTGTAAGTCTCGGGCTTGTATTCGCTTTCCTTCTCGGTGTCGATGTCCAGTGGATCGAGTCCACTGTCCTTGATCAGCTTCTGGATCGCTTGGGGATTCTTCTTCTCCAGGTCGATCAGGTAGCTGAGCTTCTCCGGCTCGAGGAGATTATTGTTCTCCAGGAGCTTGATCGTTTTCAAATGCGGCTTGAGGGCCGCCATCTTCTTGTTGTAGTTGGCCCCCATCTGCATGAGGGTACGGGCTTCCTCGGCGGTCTCGACCCGCATCTCCTTGCCGTTGGCACGGAACGGGGCGAACAGGGCCTCGTACTCTTTCCGGTAGTCGACCTCGGATGTGTCGTCTTCCTGTTCGTCCTTCTCGTCGTCGTCCGCCGCGGTCTCTTCCGTGTCGGTATCGGTCTCGTCGTCTACCGAGCCCGTCTCCCCAGCCTCATCGGAGTCCGGTGAATCAGACTCATCGGATGCTGAGGATTCATCGTCCTCGCCGTCGTCACCATCAGTGTCGTCAGCGTCCGGCTCAGCGGTGTCATCGGTGGCCTCCTCCGCGCTGTCCTGGGCATCTTCCGTCTCGGGTTCGCGGGTATCCGCGGAACCAAAGGCCTCCGGGCCCAGGTTCATGATCTCGTCGTCGGAGAGACTGGCCAGTCTCTCCTCACTCATGGCTGCCGTGTCGGTGGATACGCTCATTCCTCAAGTGCCTCCGCCCGTAGTTCATCCAGGGATGCCTCGTCGGCTTCCATGGCCTTCTGGGCCATGTAGGCCTGCTGGCGGACCATGTTGAAGTACTGGGTCAGGCTGCCGATCGCATCCATCTGACGCACAATGGCGGCCTGGCTTTCAGCGTCCTGGGCGCTGTGATCAGCCTTGAGGTGAACCAGACGAACGGCCTCCTTCTCGAGGTAGCCGTCCAGAACGATCTCCTTGAAATCGGGATTGGCCAGCAAGCGTTCCAGGGCATCGCCCCGGTTGACGATGGTCTTGGCTTCGGCGAGGTTCAGTTCGATCTCTTCAATCTGTGCTTGGCTCATTGCGTTTCCACGGTGAGGTTGAATTAACGGGATGACCATATATCAGGCTGAAATATCACGCATCTTTTTCTGCAGCCCGCATCTGGAACTCCTCGCGCTTCTGTCCGGCCTTCATGTGATTGTCGAGCACTTTGAGGTGGGCCTGACTGCGTGCCTGCTCACCGATCTTCTGCAGATCGCGCTCCTGCTTGACCCCGGATTCCTGCTCCACGTATTCCAGATCCTTGAGGTCGGCTTCGCTGCGGGTCTGCTGGGCCTTGGCCTGATCGAGTTGCGCACCGGCCTGGTTCTCCACGGTCTCGGATTGCAGCTTGGCGGTCTCGGCCTGGAGCTTCTGCATCTCCAGCTGCTGCATCTGCTGCTGCACGGGATCGGGCTGCGGCTCGTAGCTCTCGATGCGCTTGGCCAGCTCCGGCATCTTGCGCAGGCGGGCAATGTCGGCAAGGATCATCCGGCTCATTGCCGGGTCCATGTTGTTGCCCATGGTCTGGAGCATGAACGACAGCTCCTGTGCCTTGGCATTGTCGGCTTCGGCGGTGGCGATGGTCAGGCGCAGATCGAAGTTGCCGGCCAGGTCATCCCGGCGTACCGGCACGAACTCCTCGTTGGTGATCCGAACCACTTCCTCCTCGGAGAGGAACTCCTGGTTCATGGCGAGGATCTTGCGGCCCACTGCGATCAGCCCACGTGACAGGCGACGCAGGATGCTCAATTCCCGCTTGGAGGCGGCATCCAGAACACCGCGAACGCCCGTGGCCGTGTCTCCCAGAGCATTGCCGGAGAGCCCCTGGGCGAACGCCTTGACCCCGGTGATCGACTCGGCCTCCATATTCTGCATCTGCACCATGAACTGGGCGCTGGCCGGGATCTCCGGGTACTGGTGCTGGTACACGCCCTGGCGGGGATCGACGTTCTGGTTGAAGTCGTAGTCCTCGCCCCGCTCGAAGCGGCGGCGGTTGGTGGCATCGAGCATGTCGCGGCGCATACCGGTCTGGCCGTTGGCACTGCGGCCCATCAGGTCGATCATGCCGCGGGAGACGGCACCCAGGATCTTCTGATTGTCCTCGAGCAGGGCTCCGTCAGGCTCGCCGTACACGCTGCGCCGCACCGGCAGGTAGGACACCGCCACGAACGGGGGACGCTTGTCCGGGAAGGGGTTCTCCTCCATGCGGATCAGAGTGTCGCCTACCCAGGCAGCGACGATAGGCTGTACCACACCAGAACCATCAATATCCCAATATCCCCAGTATTCATGGACGGTAAACTTCTGACGGGGCTTGTCACTAAAATTGAAGCTGCCCGCATTATCCGGTCCGGTATCCGGGGCGCCCAGGATGGAATTGTTGGTGACGTTGATGTGGTCCAGGTTGTGGTATTTGCCATCGCGTTTCAGCTCCGAAAGGGACGATTCGAACTTGTAGATCACGAACTGGGCTTTCTCGATCTGCCCCATGCAGGTGGGATCGACGATCACGTCGTCGTAGTGGCAGACCTCGACGGTGGGTTGATTCTTCAGGGTGCGGGTGACGGGGGTGGGTTCATACCCGGTAATGCGCGCACTGTAGGGCACGCCATCGGCCTGGCTCAGTTCATGCGCTTGCTTGAGCTCGTCAGGCACTTCCTGCGCAAAGCGCTCCGGCTCCTCGTTCTTCATCCTTGCCAGCTGCTCGTGCATCGGGGCCACGGTGGGATCGGCGGTGAACTCGATGACCGGAGCCATCTCCTCGACTTCCTCTTCCTCGAAGTCCCAGCCCACCCGCACGATCGCCGTACCCTCGTCGACTGCGGCGCGCACGTAATCATCGATGAAACCGACCCGGTCGATCTTGGTGCTGAACTGGTTGTTGAGCACCAGCTGATTCTGCTGGGCCGCCTTCTTGTCCTCCCACGATACCGGAGCCACCGCGAACACCTCATCGGTATCCAGGAACGGCTCCGACAGGGCGGCGTAACGCCACTCCGCCTGCTTGCGGATCAGCTGGGGCTGCACCTGGGAACGGCCCTTGCGCGCCTTGGGCTTGGCGGCCCCACGGACATGCAGATTGTCGAGCCAGTGTTCGATCCGCGTGGTCTGATCACTGTGGGCACTCTGCGAGTCCAACAGGTCCTGTTTCAGATCCTTCACCGTGGGCTCGTTGTCCCAATCGGTAAGTTTCTTGGCAGACACGTCGATGTCTGCGGTAACGTCGTCGCTCATGCGGCACCCCTTTCAATAATGCACTATTGCAATAATGCAATGACCTGAGGCCCACATAGTAATGAATGTCCAACCCCTCCATCCGAACTTTCGCCTCAAAAATCCCTACAGGTACTGAATACCAGAGGTATGATTGATATATCAATAACCACCCAGGTGTTCACATGATCCCCAAAACCTGCCAACAGTGTGGCTCACCTTTTCAGGTCCCCCGTACCCGTGCCACCACAGCCAAATACTGCTCGACCCAATGCAGGGACCTGGGGGCCAAACGGAAACCCAACCAGACTTGTACATCCTGTGGCAAGGCCTTCTATATGAAGGCCTCCCAAGTAGCCCGATACAGCAGAAAACTAGGAGTTTTCTGCTCCTACGCCTGCACTGCCCAAGCGAAGTCAGTTGCGTACAGTGGTGAGAGTAACCCTAACCATAAAGGAAAGAACGTAGATGAGGATGGCTATCGCATTTATGTGCCCCCTGCGTCTTATCTCAATGGCCTGAAGCGCATGAAGCTGCACCAGGCCGTGTGTTGTGAGGCCCTTGGCATACGTCAGATCCCCAAAGGGGTCCATATACACCATAGAGACTGCAACCTACTGAATAACGAACCAGAAAATCTGGTCACTCTGAACATCAGCGACCACAAATGGCTGCACAAACAATATGGGGTAGCCACCTTGTGGGCCTTCTGCACCGGGAAAGTAGGGCTAGATTCTCTGATTTCGTGGGCAGACGACCCCGAGAGAGCACGCAAGCTACTCCCCCTTAACATCAACCACCAAGCGACTAACCCTGACCTACTGCCAGGAGCCTTCTATGAAGATGCCAATTAAACCCATGCACCCTAACTTCCAACACCCCAAGAAAGGCACAGACGGTGCTGCTGCCTTTGACCTCTTTATGCCTGAGGCTGGGAGGACATATGCTGCCGAAGCGGTAAAAGTCCCGCTAGGCTTTGCAGCAACTGTTCCCGCCGGGCATGTTGCAATGCTTATGCCCCGATCAGGAGTAGGGGCGAAGTTGGGGGTGGAACTCAATAACACATGCGGACTAATCGACCCTGACTACGCAGGACAATGGTTCGCCTTCCTGAGAACCAAGAACGATGAGCCCTTCGAATGGGATGCCGGCGCTCGCCTGCTGCAGGTACTGATCGTCCCGGTCGTCACCCCCGCACTCACCCTGGTCGAGGATCTCGACGCCACCGCTCGCGGTGACGGCGGCTTCGGCTCCACCGGCCAGTAAGGACGGAACCATGAACTTCCGGCGCTACCAGTCCCGCCCCATCACCCGCCTCGCCCACGAGATCACTGAGCGGGACGTACTGACCCCGGTCGACATCACCCATACTCGGGTCCGCTTCCCGGATGGGGAGTCCATCACCTTTGCCCACCATGAGGACGTCCAGGTGGGCGACTTCATCGTCTTCCTGACCCAGGACGATACCTACCACTGTGCGCGGGACGTGTTCCTCGAGCGCAACATCGTGCCCGGCGATCCCGACGAGTAGACGTACCCCAGCAGCAGGAAAGGCCCCCATTTGGGGGCCTTTTCATTGGCACCTGCTGTCTCACACCCAGCCGTTGGCCTCGAAGCGGGTCTTCTCGGCCTCCTGCCGGCGCTGGTAGCCTCCGGCTTCCAGCTCCCGGCAGGCCTGCTCGTACTTGGCCGCGTAGTTGTTGCCCTGGTGGAAGTCGCTCTGCATGCCCACCGGGTTCAACGCCCGTGACGCGACGAACAGCAGCAGGGGCCACAGGTGGGTCTGGGGCAGCTCCACCTCGACCTTCTCCGGCTCCTTCTGGGCATCCCGCTTGCTGATCGTGGGATGGTCGGCCCGGTAGATCACCGTCAGGCGCCGGGTCTCCCGTGCGAACAGGCTGTCCAGGGTACGTGACGGGATGCGCAGGGCTCGGGTACTGGTGGTCAACACCGACTCCGGCTTGCCCTCCTGGTTCAGCGGCAGGTCCTCCTCATCGGCATCCAGCACTCGCTCGATCTTGAGCAGATCCTCGACCTCGACTGTGTAGTCGTTCAGCCCTGGCACCAGGTAGACATCGGTGCGCCCCTCTTTGAGATCGAAGCGCCGGTGCAGGTCCGTCAGCCCCAGGTTGATATGGCTGATGATGTTGTGCCGGTTCTCGGCCGTGATGCCCTCGCCATAGGCCCCGCCCAGGAATACCTGGGAGAGCTCACCCACGGTGAGGTGCTCGAAGATTTCACTCAGTTTCATAGGAACTGCCTCATACGATGTAGGAACTCATGGGATCGTCACCCTCGTCGTCGTCTTCCATGTCCCACATGCCATCGCTGGCCTGGGTCAGGTCGCCGGTCTCGGTGGGTTTCCAGGGCGTCAGCGAGCCCAGCATGGAGATGGTGTCGATGAAGTCGTCGTGCTTGCTCTTGAAGCCTCCCGCGGTGGCCAGTGACAGCTCGTCCATGCCCTCGATCAGCTCCGTGGACCCCTTCTTCTCGATCGGGAAGAAGATCTTGCGGGCCTTGAACAGGGGCACCACCACGTTGAAGCGCACCAGCTTGTTGGTGGTGGGGCGGATGCCCGGCTTGGCGTCGTTGCCCTCACTGGCCAGCGGGAAGAACACGTTGCGGTTGAGCATCTGTTCCTGGAGCCAGGGAATGAAGCCACCCTGCTGGCCACTGACCTCGATGCCCACCTGCTGGGGCCGGTACATCTGCGCCAGCCGGAACAGGTCATCCATGTTGCGGCCCATGTCCTGACGCCGGCATACCCCGTCCACCCACAGCCAGTCGCCGGCATTGTTGTAGGCCCACACGCTGATCACCGAGAAGTCGGCCTTCTCCTTCTCCGAGGTGGCGAAGTCGGTGGTGATGTAGAAGTTGAAGCGGGCCCGGTTGCGCAGCACCCCGTCGATCTTGTACCAGCCGATGTCGTGGTCCTGGATCAAGCGGTCCTCGTCGGACATGATCCGTAGCATCAGCTCCTGGTTGAAGGTATCGACCTTGCCGAGCTTGACCGCGGTGTCGTACTGCTCTTTCACGTAGTCGAAAGTGAAGCGATCGGGCCAGCTGCCCCGGAACTCCTCCCGGGAGCAGGGAAAGCGCTCGCACACCGGGAAGACGTTGACCGCCCAGGCCCCGGACTCCACGGCCTTGTACAGTGGGTCCTTGGCGTTGAAGGGCGTGCCCGACCAGATGATCATGTTCTTGGACGGGTGCAGGGCGTAGTTGACCGCCTTGTACACCGTGTCCTCCACCGCGGCAATCACCGTGACCGAGCGGGCATCCTCGTCCGAGATCAGGTCATCGAGAATGGCCAGCTGCGGGCGCTTGCCCATCTCCTTGGCCCCGCGGACGCCCGTCTTCGCGCCGTACCCCTTGACGATGAACAGCTTCCCGTCGGCATTCTCGAACTCCCAGCGGATGTCGGTGAAGGCGGTACGCGGCACGTATTCGCGCAGGAACTCGGAATTCTCCCAGCGGTACTGGAGGTTCTTGCGCATGTTCTTGACGCCGTTCTCGATCGAGTCGGAGACGTAGAGCGCCAGGTCCACCCGCCCGAAGCCGGGTACCTCGCCATAGGTAGCGATGTAGAGCACCAGGTACTCGCCCATCACGGCCGTCTTTGCAATCCCGCGGTGGCACAGGTTGATGATTCGCCGGCCTTCCTGAGTGAGGGTGTCGAGCATGTAGTAGTGGACCAGTGGGGTCTTGTGCTCCTCCCCCTCGTGGCCATTGACCAGCTTGATGAAGGTCACGAACTCCAGGGCGAAGTCGCTGGGCACGTAGTCGGGCGGAACCGCGTAGGAGAGCTCGCGCAGGTAGTCCTCGACCTTCCATGGCGCCTCCTCCTCGATCCCCAGGGCCTGGGCCACGGCATCACTCATCCGAGACCTCCTCGGCTTCCCCGTCGATCACCAGGCGGCTGTGGGCCACCTCCTGGGCGTTCATCGCCCCGGACTGCATGGCCAGCTTCTGCTGGCGCACCAGCTCCATCGTCGAGTCCCTCAGCGCCTGCAGGGAGCTGTCCTCCTTCTGGCTCACCTGCAGCTCCATCTTCTGGGTCTCGGGTTGCTTCAGGTGGGTGAGGATCGAGTTGGCCGCATCCGAGCGCACCTTCTCCGAGTTGGCCGACATCATCAGCTCGGCCTGCACGTTCAGGGCCTTCTGGTAGAGGTCCTGGTTCAAGACCCATGACGGAATCAGGGTCTGCTCCATGATCAGGTTGACCAGCTTGGACTTGTTGTAGGCCGCCACATACGAGGCCATGTCCTTGGGGGCCACCCCCTGGGTCACCCAGCGCTGGATCTTGTCGGGGAAGGTCGCCTTGAAGGCATCCATGTTGGTCTTGTTCATCAGCTTGTGGCTGACGTACTTCACCGCATCGATGTAGCTCGAGACCTTGAACTTGCCCTCGCTCATCACCTTCGTGTAGCTGAGCAGGTTCTCCCGGTAGGTCTCGTACATGTCCGGGTCATTGAGGGTCGTGTTGATCTTGTCGATCAGGGCCTGGTTGACGCTCTTTTTGAGCGTGGCCGGCAGCCCCTTCTTCAACTGCTCGATGGCTTCCTGGTCCATACTCACTCCTCCAGCACCTTGAGCGCTCGCTTGAAGCGCTCCACCCGATCGGCCAGGCCGTGATACCCGCCATTGATCTCGCGGGTCGTGGTCTTGATGTCCCCGCCGGTCACCCGCTCGGTCCAGAACCAGACGGCCGAGGCCACTGCAATCTCCGGGGCATCACTCAGCCGCTCCGGCTGCCTGAGCAGATCGACCCCCAAGGCCCGACTGCAGGCGGTGTAGTTGGCCCGGCCGGTCAGCTGGAAGATCCCCCGCCCCCGATAGCGGTACCCATCCCCGGGCTGGGTGTTGCCCAGGTTCCGCTCTCCCCAGATACCGCCGTACAGCAGGTTGCCCAGCGCCTCCTCATCGGCCGGGTGTGCCGCGTTACGACCGAACCGACCCGCCTGAACCAGGGAAATCCGATGCCGGCCGAACAGCTTCTCCAGGGCTTCCTCGCCGTAGTTCAGCGACTCCTCGAGCTCACGGAAGCTGGCGCTCTCGTGACCGGCTTGTGCCAGGAACAACGCCACGTCGTGGTCGCTCTCGATACCGGCACGGCTGAGCTGTGTCTGCAGGGGCTCGGCCCACCGCTCGGATTGATGGCAGGCCGGGACCATGCGGGCCAGGCAATGCGGGGTCAGCACCTTGGGCGTCAGCAGTAACGCCTCATCCATCCATTGTTGCATTATTGCAATACTCCAATAAGCGATGGCGATAGTGTACGGGCGGCGTATCAGGCGTGCTGAAGAAATCTACAAGGCGTACTTAGGTCAGGTTTTCCGGATTTTGCTCATCGGGGTATGGAGGCAGGTCTCACTGTCTTGACACAACAAAACAAAAGACCCCCCCCCTATACGCTCCGCGGTAGTAAGGGAATAGGGACGCCTGTTCCTATCTATCAACTCAGGAGATCTCCTCATGTTCTACGCCATTCGCAACGCCATCATCCTCATCTTCACTGCCATCAGCACGCTGGCCAATGCAGCCAACAAGGGCGCCACAGCCCTGGATACTCTGGCAGACATCACCGTCGACGAGTCCGAGTTCTATCGTGACTCACGTCGTGCACAGCGCACCAAGGAACTTGAGCAACTGTGAGACCAGGCCACCCTTCGGGGTGGCCTTAAAATCCACACAACACAACACATAAGAGACAGAAAGTCCCTAGAAAGACAGGGACTATTCCTGCCCTGTCACACCACATACACGCTCCGCGGCAGTGAGGAATAACAGGCAATCCAGCCTGCCCAACTCACGGAGACACCAGCATGCACAGCTCCTACATCAACACCTGTCCGGTCTGTGGTGACGTCGATGCAGGGATTGCTGATAGCCCTGAAGAGGACATAATCCCCTTCTAAGCAAACCGATATACCACCGGCACACTAACGTGTCGGTGGCTTCTTCCCCTGAAACAGTGCCTGTCGCTGTTCACCAGATGTTCTCGTTACCGCTCCGCGGTAGAGAGGGAATGGCAATGATGCCTTCCCCGATAACGGAGAGATCATCATGAAAATCACCTTCTTCTACGTATGCCCGGAATGTGCCTGCAGCTGGTCATCTACCCAGTCACTGGCTGGCATGTCGTTCATCGACAGTTCCTGTCATTGCCCTTCCTGTCAGGAGGAGTGCGAGGCACAGGAACAGAAGCTCAGCTGACACACATCCCATCACCGTCAGGTGGTGGGGTGGCTATCGCTATTCACCAGACAGTTGGATTACCGCTCCGCGGTAGACAGGAATGGATGTTCCGTTCCTCACTTCATCGATCCAGGAGATCACCATGGCCTTTGCAAAGAATACCAACAGCAACGTCTCTTCCTTCGCTTCTCGTGGCAAGTCACGCGAGGAATCCTGGAAGGCGGATGCGTTCCTGAACTTCTACCTGCCGACCAAGAATGGCCGTCGCAAGGTGGGTTACATCCCGCTGAAGGCCTCGAAGGCACTGGAAGCCTACATCCTTGAGCGTCTGGGTGACGCGGACGAGGCCACCATGGCGGCCTTCAAGGAAGCACTGGTCATCGAGGTCTCGAGTGCCGAGGCCGACGAGGACAACCTGCCGCTGTTCTGAGTCAGCGGGTACCGCATCTGGCCCATGCCCTTCGGGGTGTGGGCCTTTTTTATGCCGATCTCACGGGAGTACACCCATGCGCCGATTCATTCGCAAGCATCAAGGCAAGCTATTCATCGTGGTCATCCTGCTGGCCTACGGCATCGTCGGGAACATGGAAGTGCATGACGCCCAGTGCAGCTGGAACGGCTGCGGGGATGCCCGCTACATCCAGTCCGAGGAGTGACTCATGGAGATGGATGAAGCAGACATGGAGTGGGTGAGCCGATTTACCTCACCGCGTGGAATAAAGCATGGCATCTACCTCGCCAAGGCTTACCGAGGCACCTTTGACGCAGGCACCAGCTCCTTCCAGCAGTACAGCGACAAGGTCTGGACACGGCGCCTTCGCTACCTCGAAGCCAAGGCCCTGATCATGGGCATTACCTGATAACGCTCCGCGGCGGGAAGGACTGATACTGCAATATTGCATTACTGCAAGGCCCCAATTCCGGGGCCTTTGCTGTTTCAGGAGACAGGAAATGGCCGAATTTATCGCCTACCTCGAACAGACCATGCGTCCGAGGCAGTCTGAAGAAGATGAGCAGATCCAAGCACTTATCGACAAGTACGAGGATCAGGACAGGCTCGCCCTGAACGAGAATCTGAACCAGAAAATGGAGTGGAATTGATTATGCGAAAGGACTTCGAGGCCTGGCTTGCCAAGCGACTCAATGAGAAGAACCGCACCACCTACTGGACCCAGGAACGGGTGCGAGAGCACATGACCCACGACGGTCACTATGGCCGTAAGGACTGGAACATGGCCCATGACGCCTACCTTGCCGGACGCTGCCATCCTCACAACTAGGGAAGAGACCATGACCCAGCCTGTTACCCACATGCTGCCCCGTGACATGCAGCTGACCAACGAATCCCTGTACTCGAAGAAGGCCATCGACTGCTACATCGACCGGGAGATTCGTGACAATCCCGACATGGAAGCCAAGGTCATCGAGGGCATGCAGCGCCTCGAGGCCTGGCGTGCCAAGTCCTACTACGACTCCAAGAATGCCCGACTGGCCCAGCTCGACGGGCTGGACCTGGAGGAGGTGGTCAGGCGCATCTACATCAACGTCGCCTACTGCCAGCTCCCGGAGCTGTTCACCTCTGTGACAGGCCGGCTGGCCGGCGTGCTGCGCATGTCCGAGAAGGGCGATGGCATCACCACCATCGGCGAGATGCTGGCCGTGCTGTGCCTGACCGATGTCTTCGACATCATGAAGGAGAACGCCATGGCCAGCCTCAAGGTGCAGAGTCACATTCCCCTGAGCGAGCGCCTCATCGAGTACGTCAGTCAGGCCCGCTACCTGCCGCCCATGGTCTGCGAGCCCGCACCCGTGACCCACAACTTCGAGAGTCCCTACCTGACCGAGAACTCGTGCCTGATTCTCGGCAAGGGCAATGGCCACACCGAGGACATCTGCCGTGACGTGATCAACACCCAGAACCAGGTGCCCCTGAGTCTCAACCTCGAGATGCTCACCACCATCGAGCTGTTCCCCAAGCCCGGCAAGGAGCCGGTCACGCCCGAGGATCAGGAGCAGTGGCACCGCTACAAGGTCCAGACCTACGAGGTCTGTCACCTGATGGCCAAGCAGGGCAACCGCTTCTGGCTGACCAACAAGGTCGACAAGCGGGGGCGCCTGTACTGTCAGGGCTACCAAATAAATTTACAGGGATCTGGATGGCACAAGGCCGTGCTCGACTATGCCGACAGGGAGACCGTGGAAGGCGTGCCAGACAGCCTCAGGCTGCCACCACGGGCCTGATCGCCACCTCAGCCGACCCAAGGCCCTTCTACCGCGGTAGCGGTGCTCACAGGCCCGTACAGGGCCATTCACGGAAAGCCGTGTAGGAAATCGCCGACAATCCAGTGAACACGTCTTAACTACCCTTTGCTTAACGGGCATACTCCCACTTTCTGATGAGCGGCTTAAGGCGAGCCGCCCAGCCAGGGACCGGAGGCCGCAGTTCCGAGAAAGCGGTGACGGGCGAGCGCTTGCGCAGCAAGCGAGCCCGGAGCCGCTGCCGCGGAAGTAAGGCCGAGGGGACCGCTGCTGGGTTGGGCGCCTTAAGCCCGTCTCCGCGGTTCCGCCCGAACGCATTCCTTATCTATAAGGAATTTCACGGAACCGCTCTGGAATGCGGGTTACAGCCCGGCATCTGCACCACTTGCACCGGAATCTGGTGCAGATCGGAGATCCCACATGAGTCAGTTTCAGCCCCTCGAGGACGCACGCGTCGACCTCGACAGCGGGGAGCTTGTCGTCTCCCGACAGTACCGCAGCGACCGGCCCTACCGAGCGGATACGCAGCCGGTCCAGCCCACCTTTGCCGACATCCGCAGCATCGCCGGCCTGCGCCGGTTCCTCGATCATGTCGATCGCCGCACCCTGGTACGTGCCAACGACTGCCGTCGCATCTATGACCGCGACAAGGGCAACCACCACCTGCAGAGGCGAGCCATCGTCTTCACCAACCACCAGTACGGGCATCTCGACCGGCTGGTGCGCCAGCTCGACTACGCCAATGCCGTGATCACCACGCCCGTGGATCTGGCTCGGCGCCTGGGCGTGCGTCGCAACCACCTGTATCGCCACCTTGAGACCCTGACGCCGCTGGTGCGGGTCTACGGGGTCCGCGAGGGCATGGCCAAGGGCAGCATCCGGGTCGATGTCAGTCCCGCCTATGGCTTCCGCTATCCCAGTCCGTGGTTCGGGCTGGCACGGGCCGAGGCCATCCAGACCTGGTACCTGTCCCTGTTGCAGCAATACAACACTGCATTATTGCAATAATGAAATAACCGTTGGATCCAAGAACTTAGGAGATCACCCCATGACCCATTACTCTGCCTTCGAGTACCTGCTGATTGATGTGGCCAACCAGATGGGCCACGACAAGCTGCTGTTCGGGGAACGAATCCAGTGGACCCTCGAGCGTATCGATCACCTCGAGGAGCTGCTCGGCGAGGCCGAGAACCCGGAGCGCTATGCCCGGGCCGTGATGGCGGTGCGCGAGGCCCAGCGGGGCGAGGCGACCGGCCACCGGGTGGGCCTGGATGCGCTTTGTTCGGGTAAATGACTGCCCCTTTGGTGTGCGAGCACCATCGAAAACTCCGTGAATTGCTGGGACACCTGACCGCGTGATGGCGAAGGCAATCAGCAGCCAAGCCCTAGGAGGAATCCTAGGGAAGGTTCAACGACTAGGGCATACCATCCAGACCGGATGATGAAGCCCATAAGGATCAAGCGATCCTGAAGTGCGGAGCACCTCAACGAGGTGATGATATAGTCTCACCTGCATAGAAATATGCAGCAGCATCAGCAGATTTAAAGGGTACACCTTTGGTGATCTGCCAAGGCCTGATGATGCGGACATCGAGTAGCGATCGATGTTGAAGATTGTGGTTCAAATCATGAGCGCCCTGACCGGATGCCATGCCGGGGCGCGTGCCACCGGCCTGATCGATACCGGCGAGCGCCCCGATGCCTATACCGCGGTGACTGATGCCATGAACCGCATCCTGCTGAGCCAGGGGCTCAACGTGAACGTGTCCCGCAGTGATGCCAAGCAGGCCGTGATGACCTCGATGTACGGCTCCCGGGCCGAACCCAAGCGCATCTTCGGTGAGGATACCCCGGAGCTTGCCGCCTTCTATCAGGCGCTGGAAGAGGTGGCACCGGGCGCCTGGAAGCTGTTGCAGGAACTGCTCGACTCCTGGCAGCCCTATGCCCTGGAGCACCGCTGGGTGCTACCTGACGGCTTCGTGGCCCGCGTCAAGGTCATGCAGGAGATCGAGAAGCGTCTCGAGATCGACGAGCTCCCACTAGATTAGTGAACCACGCTACTGTTTGCTATTATACCGGCATATCACTAATGCAAGGAGCACCGCTATGCCTAAGCCCATCGATCTGACCGACCACACCTACGGACGCCTGACTGTGCTGCGGGAGGTTGATCCTCCTGTCTATCCCCGCAAATGGCACTGCCGCTGCGAGTGTGGCACCGAGAAGGTGATCACCGGAGCCTCTCTCCGCAATGGTAAGACGCAATCCTGCGGGTGCCTTAACAAGGAGATTCTGTCGGCCAAGGGCACTGTCCACGGTGCCCACGGCACCCGGCTCTACAGCATCTGGCACAACATGCGCCAGCGCTGTAACAACCCCAACCGTAAGACCTATGCCTACTACGGGGCCCTGGGCATCACGGTATGCCCTGAATGGAACACCTTTGCCCCCTTCAAGGCATGGGCAGAGTCCTCGGGCTACGAGGACGGTCTGACGCTGGATCGCAGGGATGGTAGCCAAGGTTACTCCCCTGAGAATTGCCGATGGGTGACGCATACGGTTCAGTCACGGAACCAGAAGAAGCGACGTACCAATACCACCGGCCATACAGGCGTTCATTACCTCAAGCACCTGGGCAAGTACGAGGTCTACCTCACGCTCAGCTACAAGAAGACCGTCCTGGGCTACTTCGACACCGCGGATGAGGCAGCAGCAGCGCGTGCCGCCTACATCAAAGAGAACAATCTCACCGACTTTCCCACCGACTAGAGGAAGAATCCCATGGGTCATGCAACGTTCACTTATGTCTGGCAGGAAAATCGTGGGCAGGAATCCGGCCTCTCCAATGTGGCAAATGTTATACATTCCTGCGATTCGTACCTCCTCAGGTGCTTGATTCGCCGCTGTAATTACAACGTGGAGCAGACCGAGGCTGCCTTGAATGCCTGCTTCATGCGCCTGGTCGAATGCGACCTCCATGGCTTGACTCCTCACCCTATCGCGGAGGCTCCCGAGGCGATCCAGAAGTATTCAGAACGCTTCCACGCCACCAATATGGCGGATGTCGTCATCATCCCTTACCTGACTGAGGATACTGCCATCTACCTCACCGAAGACCATCTCCGCAGGCTCGCCAACATCATGGAGGAGATGCTCGATCATCCGCCGTTCCCGGTGACCTCGATCCATGACGAGTTCTGTGCCCACGCCAACCACCTCAACGTCCTGCGCCAGCAGTACGTCAACATCCTCGCCGAACTGGCCGACTCGACCATCCTCGACGACATCCTCTCCACCCTCCATGGCTGCCAGGGCAGCTACCAGAAGCAGAGCAGCGACCTCAGCCAGTACATCCGCGAGGCGGAGTACGCGATCGGCTGAGCCTCCTACAGACGACAAGGGGTGCGCTCCGCGCACTCAATGAAGTACATCACGGGAGTCTCCTCAGTCGAGGGGGCTCCCGGTTTTTTTGACCCACTCCAGAACACCCCAACCCCCAACACCCCTCTTGAGTCGAAACACCCACGCCGCTCGATCAGCGCCCTGGTCGACAACAGGTGCGCTCCGCGCACCCGGCGACGGTGGCGACACCGGCTCAGACAGTCTCCAGCGACAGGGGAATAGAAGTCCCGAGACTTCTCCCCGGACAGTCCGACGATGTTCTAACTGGCCGAAATCGGCCCTCTCCGACGATACAACGACGAGGCAATATCCATGGCTCGACCCAAGCTCAACGACCAGCAGCAAGCCCGTGTGGTGGAACTCCACGACCAGGGCAAGCAGCAGCAGCACATCGCCGCGTACTTCAACGTCAGTACCCGCACGATCTACCGGATACTCGAGGCCCACGGCCGGATCACCACCCGCAGCCACCTTACCGACCAGGAGCAGGACACCCTGGCCCTGGTACGCAAGGCCGACCTGTCCGTGCCGCAGCTCAAGCAGCGCCTTGAGCAGATCCCGCTGACCGCGGAGACCGTGCGTCTGGCCCTGCTCCAGATGACCGCCGAGGAGCTCGGTGGCTACTTCATGTCGATCCTGCGCGACAAGATCGTCGACGACCTGAACCAGAAGACCGAGGCCCAGGCACAGTCCCGAGCAGCGGCCCGCGCCAGTAATGGCGAAATGGCCCAGGAGGAACTCTATGGGTGACATCGATACCAGCCGGCCACTGACCGTGCTGTTCCATATCCAGGACCCCGACCGCTTCGACGCCTTCTCGCAGCGCCTGTTCGAGTCGCTTTCCACCGGCAGCGAGATCGAGGGCGCCGTGGTCACCGGCCTCAGCGTCCAGGACGAGTTCGCCCGCGTCGAGGCGTTCGAGGAGGTCGGCCATGTCTGAGTCCCTCAAGACCGACCTCCAGGCCTGTCACATGAGCCTGTATCCGACGATGGACAGTCTCGCCGAGGCCGTGCAGTACATCGAGGCCCAGGCGCCGTTCGAGCAGGCCGACCTGTTCCCCCTGCTGATGCTGTATCACAACTCCCTGCTCAAGCAGATCGACCTGCACCTGGAGTTCCCCACCTCACCCGAATCAAGTAACAGCTACACCCTGATCATCCAGAGCAACGGCAGCCGGGCGGCTGCAGACACCCTGGCCCAGCTGATCGCCGACATGGGCCGCGAGAGCCGCCTCCTGCCGGGAATGCAGATAACTGACCTGGCCCTGCACAACATCATTCGCGCCTTTCTCAATCCGGAGAGCCCTTCATGAGTATCACCGTATCCCTCGACCAGGTCCACGACGACATCGTGCGCTGCATCAAGGCCCGCCTGACCCCGATGCTCTGGGGCTCGCCAGGTATTTAACTTTTTCTAGGTACCTTTGGGGAGCAATCCCCTCAAAATAAACCCCTTGAATTGCTGGGAACCCCTGAAGCCCTGTCACCACAGGCACCGCGAAAGCAGGTGTCGAAGGTTAGAAAACGACAGGGATTGGGCAATCAGCGGCCAAGCCCCTAAGTCCTTTGGATATGGGGAAGGTTCAACGACTAGCCGCAAGGCGTACACCTCAAGCGAGGTGGAAGTGGGGGGCTCCGTTATTTTTGACTTTCCGTGCGGTGCTCCCTATATTATTGGAGCACACCTTACGAGGATTAAGCATGGAAACGTTCAAGGACATTGTAGGATACGAAGGCCTTTACCAAGTCTCTGACCAGGGACGAGTCATTAGCCTGAGACGCCAAATAGAATTGAAGACAGATGTCTTCACTTCTGGCTCTGTCAGCTATGCTCGCGTCACCCTGAGCAAAGACAGTAAGACTGAACGCTTCTTGGTGCATCGCTTGGTTGCGATGGCCTTTCTCCCGAATCCTGATGAAAAGCCCTGCGTAAACCATAAGGATAACAATGGGTTAAACAACAGTTCGGATAATTTGGAATGGTGTACGTATTCCGAGAATATGCAGCATTCCGTGAAGCAGGGTCGTCAGGCCCTTGTTCAGTCAAATGCCACCCAGGCTGCAGTCGTGCCGAATTACAATCGGTACACGGACTACTGGAGAACGAAGCTAGGTGAGCGCTTTGTTGCGTTCTACCCCGCACATCAGGTGGTGCATGGCGGAACCAAGCCTTGTGCCGCTGTCCGGTATATTTGCAGCGAATGTGGCATCAGCCGTCTCAGTCGAACAAACTGGGCTGAGATTCGTGTTCACAAAGGTGTGTGTCCTAACTGCACCTACACAGTGTCCCTAACGGATGAAGATATAGTCTCGACTGCGTAGAAATACGTAGAAGTTCATAAGAGAACTGGTGGCGGGGTAGCGCCCGCCATTGAAGATACGGGAAAAAGTGGCCTGATCCATGCCATCGCCGCCGAGTTCAACCTCAAGGTGATCGACCGGCGCCTGTCCCAGGCCGACCCCACCGACATCTCGGGCTTCCCTCAGGTGAACCCGGAGACCGGCAGGGGCCACTACGCGGCCATGGACACCTTCCCCATCGAAGGCGACGAGATCCCCGACGGCTACAATGGCTGGCTCTTGTTCCTCGACGAGCTGACCAGTGCCAACCGGGCCGTGCAGGCCGCCTCGTACCAGCTGATCTATGACCGGCAGGTCGGGCTGCACAACCTGCACCCCAACGTGGCGATCGTCGCCGCGGGCAACCTGGAGAGCGACAACGCCATCGTCGAGCCCATGTCCACGGCCCTGCAATCACGCCTGATTCACTTCGAGATCGAGCTGAATCAGAAGACCTGGCTCGACTGGGCCGTTGCCAACGGCATCGACCACCGCATCACGTCCTACGTGAAGTTCAAGCCCAGCGTGCTCTACACCTTCCACCCGGACCACACCGACAAGACCTATGCCAGTCCGCGGACCTGGGAGTTCGCCTCGCGGTTGATCAGGGACTGCGAGCGCATCGACCGTTCGCTGATGCCCCTGCTGGCCGGGGCCCTCTCGGAAGGCGTGGCCCGCGAGTTCGTGTCGTTCTGCGCGGTCTACCGGGATCTGCCCAGCCTGGACGAGATCCTTGCCAAGCCGGAGTCCGTGCCGGTACCCGGCGAGCCCAGCGTGCTCTACGCCCTGACCGGGGCGATCGCCAGCAGTGTCAGCGAGAAGGTCATCGAGCCGGTGATGCGCTTCGTGGCTCGCCTCAACATGGAATGGCAGGTCGTGCTGCTGCGCGAGCTGGTGCGCCGCGACCGCAAGCTCGCCGACGCCTCTCCGGTCCAGCAGTGGATCATCCGCAATTCGAACGAGCTGCTCGACTGACAAGGAGGCCCCATGGGCGATCGTACCTACGTCAACCTGACCATCCGAGAGGAACACCAGGCCGAGGCCGAGCGCATCATCGAAGCCGTGGATGGAGGCCTTCCTGACGATCCCTTCGTACCTGTCGGGCGAGGCCTGGTCGTGGCCGGCTTCAACGACGTCAACTACGGCAGCCTCCACTTTCTTAAGGCCCTGGTGTCCGCCGGGATTGCCTTCGACAGCGAATGGGACGCCAGTGGTGACTATGCCCGCTTCACTCCCGAGGGCACCCTCCGGCGCTTCAAGCTCTGCGAGGGCGAGGTGAATCCCCCGATCGCCGAGCTGCTGGAGCGCATCGACGATCCCGAGGCGCTCCGGGCCTACATCCTCGCGCACCACGAGAAGACTCGCCTGCTGCCCTGGTACGGCCAGGTCGAGAACGGCAGGCGCTACCTCGCCCGCCAGTTGATCGACGCCGAGCTGCTGCAAACCCCCTCTGCATAGGCCGCCCTCCGGGCGGTCCTGCCCACCGACCCCAGGAGGCCCGATGGCCACGGAACATTCCCAGGAAGCCCTCGACAAGGCCCTGTCCAAGACCAAGATCTCACTGCTCCGGTACCCGGACTCGGCGTTCTTCGCCACCCTGGTCTTCAACCTCAAGCACGAGTTCAGCGAAGCGATCCCCACCGCCTGCACCAACGGCAAGACCATTCGCTACAACCCCGACTTCTTCATGAAGCTCGACCGCAAGGAACGGCTGGGCCTGATCCTGCACGAGATCATGCACGTTGCCATGCTGCACATGGTGCGTCTCAAGAGCCACGACCCGGTGCGCTGGAACGTGGCCACGGACCTGTGGATCAATCCCCAGCTGCTAGATCGAGGCTTCACCCTGCCCAAGGGCGCCCTGGTCGATCGTCAGTACGACGGACTGTCCTCGGAGGAGATCTACGACAAGCTGCCTGATCCGGACCCGGAAGAGGTCGAGACCCATTTCGAGCTGGGCGACGGGGGTGGCTCGGATGCCCTTACCGAGGAGCAGACCGAGGAACTCGAGGCCGAAATTCAGGACATCCTGGTACAGGCCCAGATCCAGTCGAGAATGGCCGGCGACAAGGCCGGGACCATCCCCGGCGAGATCGAGCTCTATATCGACCAGCTGCTCAAGCCCAAGCTGCCCACCGCCACCCTGCTGCGGCGCTACCTCAACAGCTTCAACAAGGACGACTACAGCTGGAAGCGGCCCAACCGCCGGTTCATGCCCGATCATTACCTGCCGAGCCTGCACAGCGAGGCGCTCGGCCATATTGCCGTGGCCGTGGACGCCAGTGCCTCGGTCTCGGACGACGAGTTCCACCGCTTCGTCAGCGAGGTGGGCGGCATCCTCCGCCAGATGCGTCCCAAGCGCATCAGCCTGGTGACCTTCGACTCCCAGGTCAGGAGTGTCGACGAGGTGCATAACCTCAGGGAGCTGGTTCAGGTGAGCTTCACCGGCCGCGGCGGCACCAGCATCGAGCCGGTGCTCGAGTGGGTGGAGGCCCACACGCCCCAGGTGACCCTGGTATTCACCGACGGGTACTTCCACTACCCACCGAACCATCGGACCCGTCAGGCGCTGATCTGGCTGGTTCATAGCAACCCGAGATTCAAGGCGCCCCACGGCAAGACCTTCCATTACCAATTGAAGGATTGATCCAGGCCCCGGCAACGGGGCTTTTCGTTTTCCCTACCGACGAGAGTTCCCGATGCCACTCCAACTGACCGGCGACCAGCAGGCCGCCTATGACGCCTTGTGCCAGTTCGTCCTGTCCCCCACGAGCAGCACCTTCGTCCTGAAGGGCTACTCCGGTACCGGCAAGTCCACGCTGATGAAGCACTTCGCCGACCACTACGCCCAGCTGATGCAGACTCTGCACCTGATCGACCCCCAGCGCGGCGAGCAGCCCGAGCTGAAGTTCACTGCCACTACCAACCAGGCCGCGGACGTGCTGAGCCAGGCCATCCAGCGGCCGGTACAGACCGTGCACAGTGCCCTGAGCCTGCGGGTGCAGACCGACTACAAGACCGGACGCAGCCGTGTGGTCGTGGCTCCACGGGCCGAGATCCTCGAGAACACCGTGCTGGTCATCGACGAGGCCAGCTACATCGACAAGCACCTGCTCAACCTGATCGGGCGCCAGACCCGGCGCTGCAAGATCATCCTGGTCGGTGATCCGGCCCAGTTGCTCAACGTGGGCTGCACGCGCAGTCCGGTGTTCGACGCCGGCTTCCCCGAGGCGGTACTGACCCAGATCGTGCGCCAGAATGCCGGCAACCCGATCATCGACTTCTCGACCCAGTGCCGCGAGACCGTGGAATCAGGCGACTGGTTCGCCTTCACCCCCGACGGCACGCACATCCGCCATCTGGATCGGGAACGCTTCGAGGACGAGCTGTGCGCCGAGTTCACCCGGTCCGACCGGGAGCACCACGACAGCCGCATCCTGGCCTGGCGCAACAAGACCGTGATCGCCTACAACAAGGCCATCGCGCAGCTGGTCCAGGGCTGCGACGAGCCCCAGATCGGCGACCTGATGGTCTGCAACAACTTCGTGCGCAACGGCCAGGGCGGTGCGATCAAGACCGATCAGCTGGTCAAGGTCACCCATCTCGAGGAGCCCTGCGTGCAGCATGGGGCCCCCGGTCGCTACGTGACCCTGGATGCCCGTCACCGCTTCTTCATGGCCGAGAGCCGTCAGGCGCACCAACAGGCCCTCAAGCAGGCCCAAGCGAACGACGACTGGGTAGCCATGGCCGAAATCCAGGACAGCTGGATCGATCTGCGAGAGGCTTATGCCTCCACCGTCAACAAGAGCCAGGGCTCGACCTTCGATCAGGTGTTCATCGACCTCGATGACCTCAAGCGCTGCCCCAGCGCCAACCAGCTGGCCCGCATGCTCTACGTCGGGGCCAGCCGCGCCCGAACCCGCGTGACGTTCACGGGCGATCTTGTCTAGGAGAATCCCCATGTCCGATGCCCAGTTACAACATGACCCCCGAACCAAGAGCAACATCAAGGAGCTGCTCTACCACTACCTGTACGATCCCATCGAGAAGAAGCTCGACGAGGAGATCAAGGCCCTGGTGATCGCCAATGCCAAGGCCCTGAAGTCGAGCCAGCGCGGCTTCGTGTACCGCAATCACTGGTACACCACGGAGCCCGACAAGCCGGCACCGAGGCGCAAGGATCGCCTGATCCCGGCCCTGAAGTCCCGCATGGACGAGTACCTGGCCGAGGTCACCACCCTCAATACCCAGGAACTGCCCTACGTGATGGGCTTCATCAATCAGGTGCTGAACAGCTCCGACGATCTGCAGGACTACTTCCAGGTGTTCCCGGAATCGCTCCACGAGCCACTGCAGACGATGATCGGCAGCTGCCCCTGCCGGATGACCAGGCTGGCGCCGGAGACCGCCCAGGAGATGCGTGAACGCAACGCGCACCCGATCCAGCTGATCCAGTCGCGGCTGGTACTCAACCTGCTCATTCAGTGACTGCGTTATTGCAATAATGCAATACTACGCCCCGACCAGGAGATCCCCATGGGCTACTACTCCGACGTGGCCATCGCCATCGACAAGTCGGCCTACGACAAGCACGCCCTGCTGTTCCACGTTCCCCGGGTGCTACGGGACGAACCCTTCACGGAACACGAACACGCCTACTACTGGGTCCTCGAGAACCAGAAGTGGTACTCCCGTTTTCCGGACGTGGCCGAGACCCACACCTTCCTGGTGAAGCTCCAGGAAGAGGAAGGTCTTGTGCCATTTCAGCTGACGGGACGCGATGGCAAGACCATTACCTGTAAGCGTGAGCCTTTCGGCTTCCTGCGTGTCGGCGAGGAGCCCGGTGACATCGAGGAGGAGGGGGACCCTGAGGGTTACGACCTGTGCGTTCATCAATTCATTGCCCTGCCGTTTTAGGAGCCGCCATGCACCACCTCATCTTCCAGGAGGCCGACCACTATCCAGTGGCGCTGCTGATCAAGCCGGCCTACCTGCGCCGCTACGAGATGCAGCGTCACTACCTGGATAGACTGGCCCCCGACATCAGCGCCAGCCAGGTGATCGCCTTCGATCTCGACTACGGCGGCAAGAAGAAGCCCACCGCCCGCATCGCCAAGGCCTACCTGGAGGACCTGCTGCCGATCCTGCAGGAGCAGGGGGTGGTGTACCTGTACTGTGCCGACGCCGAGTATTTCAAGGTGCTCACCAGGCAGCCCAAGGCCGAGCCCCATGTGGGCTACGTGCTGCCCTGTGCCCTCAAGGGCTTCGAGCACATGCGCGTGGTCCTCGGTGTCAACTACGGCCAGCTGGTCTACAACCCCGAGGTGGTGGATCGCCTGGACATGACGCTCGAGACCCTGGTGGGGGCTGTCACCGGCTCCTATCAGGCCCCGGGCACCGGCATCATCCGCCATGCCCACTACCCCAACACCTCGCTGGAGATCAGCGCGGCGCTCGACAACCTGCACCAGCACGACGAGCTGGCCTGCGACATCGAGGCCTTCAGCCTGCACCCGTTCAAGGCCGGCATCGGCACCATCGCCTTCGCCTGGAGCCAGCATGAAGGGATCGCCTTCGCCTGCGACTACTCCGGGACCCTCAACGACGAGGAACACGAGGTGGGACTGCGTGGCGTGCAGGTGGCCAACCCCGCGGTGCGTCATCACCTGCGCCGGTTCTTCGAGACCTACCAGGGACGGCTGCGCTGGCACAACGCCAGTTACGACATCCGCTCGATCATCGCCGTCCTGTGGATGCGCCATCCCAAGGATTATGCGGGCCTGCTCACGGGCCTCTCGGTCATGACCCGGACGTTTCACGACACCAAGGTGATCGCCTACCTGGCCACCAACTCCACGGCAGGCAACAAGCTGGGCCTCAAGGCCCTGGCTCACGAGTTCACCGGCAACTATGCCCAGGAGGACATCAAGGATATTCGGCGTATACCGTTATCTCAGTTGCTCGAGTACAACCTCGTCGACTCCCTTGCCACCAACTACGTGTTCGACAAGCACTATCCGGCCATGGTCCGCGACCAGCAGAAAGAGCTGTACGAGACCCTGATGCTCCCGAGCCTCAAGACCATCGTGCAGATGGAACTGGTCGGCATGCCCATGGAGCCAACCAGCGTCACCCATGCCCGGCGCCAGCTGGAACAGGAACTGGCCACGCACCAGGCGGTACTGGATGCCAGCCCTGCCGTGTATCGCTTCAATCGCTGGCTCCAGCACGACGCCATGGAGAAGGCCAATGCCAAGCTCAAGGCTAAGCAGCACCCGCTCTCGGCGTTCTCGCACATCACCCTCAACCCCAACAGTGGTCCCCAGCTGCAGGCGTTCCTCTTCGAGCATCTGGAACTGCCGGTGCTCGACTACACCGACACCAAGCAGCCGGCCACCGGACGCAAGACCCTCGAGAAGCTCAAGAACCACACCACGGATGCCGGGGTGCTGGCGGTCCTCGATGCCCTGATCGGCATCAACAAGGTCGCCAAGATCCTGTCGGCCTTCATCCCCAAGTTCGAGGAAGCCCTGGTCAAGGACGATCGGCTGGCCTGGCTGCATGGCTCGTTCAACCTGGGTGGCACCGTTTCGGGCCGGCTGTCGTCCTCGGATCCTTAAAGATAGGGCTTCATGCTGGTAACAGCATGTCGAAAACTGCCTAAACGGGGAAACTCCTATGGTATCTTACCTATGGTATTATTCTTCCATCACTAAGCTACCAAAGGACAATCCCGTGCTAAATTCTACACCTGAGATTGGAAAACCCATCCCCGGTTTTGAGGACCTCTACGAGGTCTCCAACCATGGACGGGTCAGTAACTTTCGGAAGATTCTCAAGACCTACAAGATCAACAGTGGCTACCTGGCCCTCAAGCTACAGAAGGATGGCAAGGTAAAAAGCGTGCTGTTGCATCGTCTGGTTGCAGAACTGTTTGTCCCTAACCCAGAAGGGAAGCCTGAGGTGAACCACATCGATGGCAACAAGGAGAACAACAGGGCTGACAACCTGGAGTGGGTCACTAGTGCTGAGAATAAGGCTCATGCCCGTTCGACAGGCCTGTCTGTCTACAACATGCCAGGCAAGGGCGTGAAGAAAGCCACCACCAAGTCCAGGTATCACAACGTGGCTTGGGATTCTTCCCGAAAAAAGTGGGTCGGCAAGGTCACAATCAACAACCGCAACTACAAGCAACGGCGGTTTGATGATGAGATCGAGGCGGCACGCTACGTCAATCAGTTACTGGATGAGCTGGGCTTGTATGACCGGCCCCGCAATCAGGTGTAGATAAACGCCGAACGACTATCCCGCAAGGGAGTAGGGTGCAAGCCAATGGCACCCGAAACGGCAGTCACCCTTAGGGGTGTTGATATAGTCTGCTCTGCATGGCGACATGCAGCAGTTCATAAGAGAACGGGGGAGGGCGTTGCGTCCCTCCTCGAACACAAGGAATCTGCAGCAAATCCCCTCGGGGTCCACCTATGGCAAGCTGATCAAGGGCTGCTTCACGGCCCCGCCCGGCTGGCTGATGGTGGGGGCCGACTTCGCCTCCCTCGAGGACCGCATCAACGCCCTGCTGACCAAGGACCCCAACAAGCTCAAGTGCTACACCGACGGCTACGACGGGCATGCCCTGCGGGCCTACTACTACTGGCCCGAGGCCTTCCCGGACCTCAAGGAGACCCCGGAGGACATCAACTCGATCAAGAAGCAGGATCACCCCCTACGTCAGGCATCGAAGACACCAACCTTCGCGCTGACCTATGCGGGCACTTGGCAGACCCTGGTCAAGAACTCGGGCTTCTCGCCCGAGGAAGCCAAGCGCATCGAGGCCAACTACCACGCCCTGTACCGGGTCAGTGACGAATGGACCCAGGCACGCATCGACCAGGCGGCCCGGGATGGCTATGCGGAAGCGGCCTTCGGGCTGCGCATTCGTTGCCCCCTGCTGCACCAGAGCCTGATGGGGCACCGCACGACGCCCCGCGAGAGCGAAGCGGAAGCCCGTAGCCTGGGCAATGCCCTGTCCGGCCAGTCCTATGGTCTGCTCAACAATCGGGCAGCCAATGCCTTCATGGAGAAGGTCTGGGCCAGCCCGTTTAGGTACGACATCCTGCCGATCGCCCTCATCCACGACGCCATCTATCTACTGATCCGTGACGGTGTCGAGGTGGTGAAGTTCGTCAACGACCACCTGATCGAGGAGATGAGCTGGCAGGCACTACCCGAGATCCAGCATCCCGAGGTTAAACTCGGGGCCGAACTCGACGTGTTCTACAAAAACTGGGCTCAACCAATAACCCTGCCAAATCACGCCACTCGCAGGGAGATAATCCAAATTGCCGAGGAGGGGGCAGAGGCTTATGATCTAGTAACCCACATGGATAAAGGCAAAGCAGCATGAACGACAAAATCCTCCTCGATAAATGGACCACAAAGGTAAACGGAAGGCCTCGGGGCATTGCTGAAGTTCAGTGTCCTGATTGTGGCGATATTCGAGAGATGAGACATGACTCCTACCTCAAGGCAGCAACAACATGCTGCCGCTCATGTATCAACCTCCGCCGTCCTACCAAGCCTGAAGACGAGAAATTTCAATGGGATAGGTTCTATCGGAGCCGCGAAGGAAAAGCGTCCTGCATGTATTCCGCTAATGTACAGCGCTGCCAAACCAAGGGCTGGCCTCTCCCTCACTACACTCGGGAAGAGCTTGTTGCCTGGCTCATGACCCACCCCACATACCATCAGCTCTTTGATATTTGGGAAGCCTCTGGTTATACCAAAGCCCTCGCCCCTTCGATTGATCGTCTTGACGACTATCAGACTTATTCCTTCAACAATATCCGGCTGGTCGCCTGGAAAGACAATAATACTCGGGGATGCCAAGACCAGAGAAAAGGCCAGAACCTAAAGCAGTGTAAGGCCGTTGATCAGTTGGATTTGAATGGGAGCTTTATACGTCGTTTCCATAGCATCATTGGTGCTGCGCGGGAATTGGGAATAGACGATAGCAAGATAGGAGACGTCTGCAGAGCCAGGCCAATCAAGAAGGGAAATCGGTGGACCACACCGAAAACTGCGGGCGGCTTCAAATGGAGGTATAGCAAGGTTCCCAACAGACCTGGTGAAGTTACATAGGAGAGAACACCCATGCTGACGAGGCCGCCTGAGACCTTCCCCGAGCGCATCATGCGCCTGCGTACCGAACGCCGCCTGAGCAAGGCGGCCCTGTCACGTCGCGTCGGTGTCAGCGACGTGACGGTCCACTACTGGGAGAGCGGCAAGATCGCCGAGATCGGTCACACCAAGCTGCTCGGCCTGGCTCAAGCGCTGGGCATCACCGTCTCCGAGCTGCTCGATGACCCGATGCTGGACGACTATCGCCGGGCGGTTATCGCCCAGACACAGGAGGCAACTGCCCATGAGCAATGAGTGTGAACACGGCCGCCTGGCCAGGTCCTGCGAGACCTGCCGATTGATCGAGGAGCGCGACATGTCGGTAGACAAGCTCAGCAACGTTGTCGATAGGTTCAAGCGTGCCGGAGAGGCAGAGGTGAGCGAAGGACCATTGACGCTGCGCTGGTTCCGAAACGGCAACCTGCATATCTGGATCAACGACGAGACGCTGATAGACCGCATCAACGAGATCATCGCCGAGCACTACGGGGCGACACTAGCAAACGGGAGGAGGGCAGGATGAGCGACGCTGGAATGAAATTCGACACCGACAAGCCGCGCATGGATCTGATGCTGACCGACATGCCCTTCGCTCTGGAGGCAATCGGTCGCGTCCTGACCAGCGGGGCGGTCAAGTATGCGCCGGGAAATTGGCAGCATGTAGCTGATGCGCAGCGACGGTATCAGGCGGCAGGGATTCGTCATGACCTGGCGCTGTCTCGTGGCGAGACGCTCGATCCCGAGACGGGCGAGCACCACCTTGCGCACGCCGCCTGCTGCATTCTGTTCCGGCTTGAGCTGGCATTGCGGGAGGACAGCGATGGATGACCAGGCATTCGAGGCACTGGTGCAGCGCTATGAAGAGGCATTGGACGAGATTGCAGAGTTGGCAGACAGGTTGGCAGAGAAGGAGGCGGTATGAGTGAGCGAGTAGAAGGCTGGTATCACGTAAAGGTGGGTGAATACTGGACCCACGCATATTGGTTCGGAAAGGCGTGGAATATTATAGGGGAGCAGGGTCTTTCTGATGAATACTTCGATAAAGTCGGCTCCCGAATCCCCGCGCCGGATGAGCTAATTACAGAAAATCAAGCCCTGTCGGCGCATGCGAAGAAAGATGCAGAGCGTATCGACTGGTTGGAGCAGCAAGCCCGCAAGAGTCGCACAGGTATCAGCTTCGACTGGGTGCCGTCGTGCGAGGGTGATCCGTCAGGCTTCCGCTTCATGCGCCGGCATTTCATCGGCGAGCAAGCCAAGACACTTCGCCAAGCCATCGACAAGGTGATGGGAGCTGACAATGAATGAGGTGATAGAGAGCATTATCGGCACGCTTGAGAGGGACGACGAGTCTGCGGATCTGCGAATACAAGCCGCGCTTGAGCTGGCCTACGGCGCAGAAACGAGCCTCGCCCGCCGGGATGTTCGTGTGCTTCATCGCCTTCGCCACGAAGCCGCCAAGTACCGCCGCCAGTCCGAAGGAGGCGAGTGATCCGACAACAGGTGCCCTCCGGGCACGGGGTGAACCCCGAGCCCTGGAGGAATCCCATGGCCCCGTATGTCTATGTGGTCGAGCTGACGCCCGAGGAGTACCACCACCTGCTGCGCATTGCCCCCGATGGCATCCAGGCCGCCATGACCACGACACAGCGCATTCGGTATCTTGAGCAGCCCCACACCCCCGATCAACAGCCCCGCGAGGCCCAACAGGCGCCTCGCTCCCTGCCCCAGTAACAGGCGATGCCCTGGTCGGGCAGAGCGCCCAGCCGGCGGTGGCGTGTAACACCGGCACCTGAAGCGCCTAGCCTCACGAGGTGATCTCTACCAGATCCAAGACGCCAGGCATGGTCGCCCCACCGGGATTCCCGGCTGAGCCTGGCGAGGCGGACTGGTCGGCGTGATTCAGGTCCCGGCACCGCAGCGGGAAAAGCCTCCCTGAGGCACTGCGGCCTCTATTCCCCAGCCCCTCCACCGTGAGGGGCTTTTTCGTGTCCGGACACTGCCCGGGCCGGTCTGTGCAGTACCCCTACCCCATCGGAGAACCGAACCATGAAGAACCGTTGTCTCTTCCTGCTGGTACCCCTGGTGCTGGCTGTGCCGGCCGCCCAGGCTGCTGTCCCGTCCCTCTGCTCGGCCAGTGCCATTCTGGCCAGGCAAATCATGACCAATCGTCAGAAGGGCGTTTCCCTGGAAGCCATGATGAACCTCGAAGTCGAAGGCGAGGACGCCATGATGCTGACCCACGCGATGATCCGTGATGCCTACAACGCCCCCCGCTACTACGGCGAGGAGGCCAAGCAGGATGCCATCCAGGAGTTCACCAACACAGTGCTGTTGTCCTGCCTGGAGACCTTCGGCGAACAGGAGTGAGCCATGCATCCCGACCACGACGACTGCGACATCCCCCTGGTTCATCCCTACCGCCAGTCCATCAATCAACTCAAGGCCCGTCGTGGCCTTGATCCACGCGATCCCGAGGCGCTCGATGATGACGAACTGGCCTACCTCGAGGAGCTGGAGAACTGGGAGCCCTGACATGACCGGACAGCTTTCCACTCATGCCGCCGCCGCCAAGGCCCTGCGCCAGGAGCTCAAGCAGCTCTTCCCCGACGTGCGCTTCTCGTTGCGTTCGAAACGCTTTGCGGGAGGCACCTCGCTGACCGTGTCCTTCTCGGACTGGCTCAGCCCTACCCAGATCGGCCAGCTCAAGGCCATCGCCGACAAGTATCAGTACGGCAGCTTCGACGGCATGACCGACAGCTACAGCTATACCAATTCCCGTGACGATCTTCCCCAGGTGAAGTACGTCCACATCGAACGCCGCAAGGATTGACCCATGATCACACTTGCAACCCTGAAAGACGCGACTGAGCAGCAAGTCTTTGATCAGGTGGCTTCTCACCTGCTGATCCAGAACGAACGCGCCGAATATGGCGGGGCCTGTGTCTATCACCTGGAACTCTCTGACCGCACTCTCAAGTGTGCGGCGGGGTGCCTGATCAGTGATGAGGAGTACGACCCGGAGTTCGAGGATTCCTGCTGGGAGAATCTGGCAGCGACCGAGCGAGTTACCGACCACCATTCAGCGCTGATTGCCGAGCTTCAAGGCTGCCATGACGACACTGACCCGGTGGATTGGCCGGAGCTTCTGTACGAGATCGCCGCACGCTGGGAGCTGAGCCCTGCCGTGGTACGGAACAGGAAGGCTTCCCATGACCAATGAAGGGCGCATCATCTTCCTCCAGCAGGAGCTGCGCAAGACCCACCGACTGCTGGAGTATTATCGCCAGTTCGCCCCGGCCATCGGGGATTCCGGACTGCTGCCGCCTCCGGGCTTTTTCACCCACCGAGCCAGTGACGACACCTGGGTAGCCGGCCAGCTGGTCGACGGGGATCTGGTGATCCTGGCTCAGGGGCTTGAGGAAGAATCCGCTGCCATCGATATGACCTGGAACCACTACAAGGGACTCTCTTCATGACGCTCGATCTACCGGCATCCCGGTTCTCGCGTTCCCGTGCCCAGCTGGTCCGGCAGACCCTGTCCCAGCAGCTGGGAATCACCTTCTATTGCTCCGCCGTGCGGCTGCCTTCCGGGCAGCAAGTGTGGCGTGTGACGGTCGAGGAGTCTGGCCAATTGGCTCGTGTTTCTTAAGTACTATGGCATTCATCTTTGAGTATGAGCTCGCTCATACTATGCGGGTTCTTTTCCGCCGATGAGTGCCCTGCCATGTCCAAGCGCAAGATTCCCGATACCCTCTACGAAACCGACGACATCATCCACGGCTTCGGTGAAGTCCCTGCGGTCTATCCCGAGGGTGAACTGGGCTGGATGCTGCCCAACCGGGAAGTCACCCGTGACCGTCAGCTGGCCGAACATGCCGCCAAGCGTCTGGATGCCCTGATCCAGGCCAACATGAAACGCTACGACCGCTCACTGATCTGGTAATCCTGTCTGCCAGGGGCACTCCCGGTACAATGCGTTGTTGCAATAATGCAACAACACCGGAGGGTGCCATGACCACCGAACATGTGATTTCTCCCGACCTTTGGTCGCTGCTCGGCGCCCTGCTGATCTCCCTCATCAGTGGCGTCATTTCCATTTCCCGCCGCATCGTTCAGGGCCAAACCGTCTCGGTGCTGTGGATACTCAGCGAGTTCCTGAGCGCCATGCTGTGCGGCTGGATAGCCTGGGACGGGTACCCCCAGATTCAGCACTACCTGCCCGGCTGGATGACCCCGGTGATGTTCGTGGCCGTTGCCGCCCACTTCGGGGGCCGCACCTTCCAGACCATCGAGGACGCTCTCTGCCGCCGCTACGGTATCGAGCCGAACACCCGACGATGACCCAGTCATCCAGAACCTGATCTACCAGACCCCGCGGGGCCTTTTTTCATGGAGGCTTTTATGCTGACGCTCTACCGCTACGTGGATGCCCTGGCCGATCTGAGGAAGGGATAGTGTCGTGTAACAACGACGCTGGATAAATCACCAGTCGTGCCCTCAAGCCGATAATCAAGATAAGGCGCGTAATCTTGAATTTGTTGCGGGGCACCATAACCCGCCTGTAATCCTAAACGTAATTACATATTACGTAACGATAACGCTTGCAATATTGCAGTATTGAACTACGGCAATATTGCAATACTTCAATCACGCAAGAGGACTGAACCATGGCACGTCGCAAGTACACCGTATGGGTCCAGCACGACACCGGACTGGGTACCGTGTGGGTCGACACCATTACCTGCCGGACCCGCCCTGATGGGCTCGACGATATACCGCATATCGAGCGGGTCGCGGTTGCCAAATGCGCCCGGGAGTGGGAGATAGACAGCGCCGACGACCTACTGTGCATGGGCATCGCCAGAGGCGCCGTAAGGATACTGCTGTGGGACGACACTCATTACGGAGATATCTGAACCATGAACACCATCACCGTGCAGCTCAATGACAAGCAGTTCGATGCCCTGCAGGACCTGCTGGACTATGCCATGGACCATCTCGACTGGCGTATCAGCCTCGAGGGGGAGTACGGGTATCGTGACGATTTCCAGGCCGAGCTGGACATGGCTGGCGAAGTGGCCGATGTACTCAACCAGGCCAAGACCTACCTCTGGAGCTCGGGCGATGGCCACCTGGAGCTCGAGATCCCGGCCCAGGCTGTCGAGGACATTGCCCAGGTGGGGGACAACGAGCCTGCGGTCAACGCATGGCTGTATACCCACGGGCCTCTGCGGAAGCAGCTTATGGATATGCAGAGCGACGTAATGGCCACCTACCTGGTAGAAACCGGCCTCGACCTCGAGGCACGGACCGTCTGGGAAATGCGCCAGCTGCTGCTGTGGACCGCCTGCTGGGACATTGCGGAGGAACGGAACCAGGAGTGAGGGTGCCTGGCTCCGCGGGGCAGGGTAACGGTATAAGCAGACTTAGTGAAACAGGGCGTTGTATAAAAGGCCCGCAGTCATCACCCACAAGGGCACCGAGCCAGCCCAGAAGGCTCGGGTCGGTGCCTTGCCCTTGGTGATCCATGTGATAGGTAGACACACAACTAAGGTAGGTACCATCGACAACATGGCAAGCCCCGGGCCTCGGTACCAGGGCCCTGGGATAGACATGCCCCCAGAAATCAACGTGAACTTCACCCAGTTCGGCAACAACTACCTCCCTGCCTGGCGGGCGTTGATTCGCAAGAATCCCATCGCCGCCGAGATCCTGATGTTCCTGATCGAGCACATGGGCAAGCAGCACAATGCCG